AAGACAAATCAACGACGCCGGTCTGGCTATTATTAAGAACGCAGAAGGTCTTTACCTTACCGCGTATAAATGCCCCGCTGGCGTTTGGACGATTGGCTACGGCCACACTCAAAGCGTACAGGAAGGTGACACTTGCACCGAAGACCAGGCTTTGATGTGGCTGGCCAGTGACCTTGTGGAAGCTGAGCAAGCCGTGTCCGATGAAGTTGGCGTAGGGCTTAACGACAATCAATTTTCCGCGCTGGTAAGTTTTGTGTTCAACTTAGGCGCGGGCGCTCTCGCGGGTTCCACACTTCTTAAAGAACTAAACAAGGGAAACTACGACGCCGTCCCAGTTCAACTGGCCTTGTGGTGTCACGTCGGTGGTGTTACGCTTGACGGCTTAGTAAAACGGCGGGCAGCAGAAGCCGCTCTCTGGAATACCCCTCAAACTTAAAGGAGTCTACCATGTCACGCATACAGGAGGTTATCAATTCTTTGGAACTCGCGGCCAAGAAATTGGGCATGAGCGTCGAGGAAGCCGTGTCGATTTTGCTGGGCAAGCACCCGACGCATGTCGTTGTGCAAGCGCACGCACAGACGGAAGAAACCAATGCTAAGGTCGCAGAGAATAACGCTGCTTCCGCACAAGCCGCACAAGTCGCAGGTGCACCGGGAAACGTGAGTGGCGCTGCCACGGGTGCGGCCACCTCGGCGGCTGGTGGAACCATTGTCGATGTCACGACTAATAAAGACACGCCTGGGGCTGCTGCCTAAAATGAAAGAGTGGTTTCAAAAACTGCTCGCTGATAAAGACGGGAACCCCAACGAGCACATCGTCGCTGCTCTTTGGGGTTCTTTCGTTTTGGCGCTCGTTATCCTGTGGATGGTCTATGCAGGGAAACCCGTCACGCTCACAGACTATGGCATGGCGCACGGAGCGATCTGGGCGGCAGCCGGTGCGGGGCAAAAACTTTCAGGAGGTTCTTAATGACATGGTACATCAGGCTGGCAATCCTTGCGGCGTATTCTCTCATTCTGATCGTCGCAACATGGGAAGTACAAAATTGGCGCTGGGAAGCGAAACAGCTCGCGGCCGTCCAAGTATCACAACAGTTCCACGACGCCGAAGAGAAGATCGGCGCATCCGCCGACACAAAGTTCCAAACACAGAAAGGGAAAACCGATGCCACCTTTAAAAAGATTGACGACCAGGTCAACAAGCAAGCTGTTAAGCCTAGCACTAGTTGCTTTGATCCTGTCAGCTTGCAGCTCGTCAATTCCGCCCTCGCTCGTAAGGCCACCGCTGCCCGCCGATCTGCAGACCCCTTGCCCGCCCCTCCCGGCGCTCAGTGATGGCCGCACGATCACGGTAGAGCGTGCGCTCATTGGCGACGCGCATATGTATTATGACTGTGCTGATAAGCTCGATGCGCTTGTGCAAGCCGTGCAGGAACCGCTGACACTGCCTTAAGGCGTCACTGCTTTGAGAATTGCTGCGTGGTCGGGCGTCTTACGGTCGAGGTCTTGCATCATGGATATAAAGTCACGGGCGTCCATGATAATGACCCATCGCTCTCCATTCTTACGATGTGCGACGACAGGAGTTTTGCAGATGTCGGCATCAGTATTTGCTTGATCCAGCCATTTATATATTGCTGTAACCTCTGTTCGTTTAATCTCGATGTGGGTGTCTCGCAGACACCCTCCGGTCGTAACAACGTCCGGGCTATCGGAGGAACCTTCATATTGCTGGCCGCGTCGGGCATCGATCCCGCGATCCTTGAGGAAGTGTACGAAGTCCAGTTCACCTGTTTTTCCTTTCGTGCGGCTGTTGATTTTCTTTTTACTTTTTGTAGCGGTCACCGACCCAGCTTTCGACCGCGACGGGGACTTGGATTTGCTTCGCCCACGCGGGGGTGTCGCACATGATTTCTTGGAAAGCTTTTTCATCGCAGTCTTTCAGTAAGGGTTCACACACAATTTCGTCATGCACCGTGAGCACAATCGGAAAACCATTTTTCTCTAGCTTGAACATCGCGTCAACCATCAGATCGCGGGCGAGCGCCTGGACGACGTTTTCAGTCATCAAACCACCGAAGGCGTCAATAGTTTTAAACTGTCCTGTCTTCATCTGCTGATAAGTCCACGATAGGCGAATGTCCGTTTCGTCCCACGGCATTGCGCGGCGCGTGAGCTGTGGATTAAAATACCAGAGCTTCCGGCCGGACGGCAACAGCGCAGTCAGCCAGCGATCTTCGAGCTGATATAAGACGCCTTTAGCTTCGTGCGCGTGGCCGGTCTTAACACAGCCCAATGCAGCATCGCCGAGTGCATCCCATGTCTTCGGCACCTGTGGTGCCCACTCCTTGCGGTACACATCGACAATGCGTTTGCAAAAATCTTCCGTCATGTGGGTGCCGTATTTCATTTTAAACTTACGCCAACCCATCTGGAAGCCAAGGCCGAGCACAGAGTTCTTGCCTGTCTGCCTTTCCTCTTGATCTTTCTTCGTGATGATGCGTTCATAAATCTGTCCCGCCATATCGCAATAGACATCAATACCGGCGGCCATCATCTCAACCTTGTCGTATTGCCCAGACAGCGCCAACACCATGCGTGCTTCTATGCCCGCGAAATCTCCGCTTAGGAGGACACGACCAGGTGCTGCGATAATGGCATGCCGCAGAGAGGACACGACGCTTTCAATAGGAGCTCCAAGCGAGAGACCGACGACATCGGCACTCCCTGACATGATTGTGCTGACAACGTATTCTGGGTCGAACTTATTTCCTCCGGCATCTTTAATTGTTCCTCGCGGAAAATTATGCGGCTGCAAAAGTCGCCCGGCCCATCGGCCAGGGCCAGCGCCGTGATACTGCAAGAGCCCGCGTGCGCGTCCGTCTGTGCCAACACAAACTTGCATCCGGTGGAGTTTCTTGATCGACGCTGAACCCACCAGCGAGCGAATGCGTAGAGCGCGATAAACATTATCTGGCAGATCGCCCAGCTCAGCAACAGCATCCATTGTGTCTTCGTCGTCATCTTCGCTTTCCTCCCCTAGCAATGCAGCAACAACTTCTTTCGCAAGGCTGTCGATCCAGACACCCTGCGCGTTGATCCAATCCTTAAACTTGGCCGCTTGCGTCGGCTTAAGGCCGCCGGTGATCTCTCTAAATTCCTCGACAAGCACGGGACAATAATCATCGACCACGGCTTGCGCGGCCGTGATAAAGGGGAGATCGAGCAACAGTCCTCGCTCATTGATGCGTTGATCGAGCAGCCAAACATTATGCTCACCGATTGGCAGACCACCTATGCGATCCCATAACGCATGTTCCGCGCGGATGTCTTGTTCGCAGTAAGTGATGACGCGCTGTAGCGATGCGGCCGTGCGATCATAGTATCCTTTGCGGTTGGGCTTAGACATCTTCTTTGTGAATGCCGAACCCTCCTTGTCTTTGTGCTGCGGCAAGCGCATGGCGATCACCGCGCGATCTAAGTCCATCGGGATCGAACGCATGGCGCACGAGGCCAGAGTGTCACGCCAACGGGAGTTAGGAATGTTTGGGAAGCCATAGAGCGCGACCATGATGTTGCGCCAGATTGCTTTTTCAAACCCTGCATTGTGCGCGATAAAAATAACGTCGGGGTCGGCCGCCAACTCCATGAGATCAGTTGTGTCGTCGCCGGGTATCCATGTCTTGATGACGCCCGCGACTATGTACGAGAAGCACAGAATTTCTGTGGTTACATCTTCCGAATAACGCCAAGCGCCGACTTCTTTCAAGTCCACTGCGCTCGCCGTTTCAAAGTCGCCGACGAGTTCCCTCATAATGCCCCTTATCTCTCGCAGCGATCAGCAGAGGATGCTGACCACCAACGCAACCGCCCAGCCTATCGGAACGAAGAACTCGCCCCATGTCGATGAATTGGCCGTGTTCGTCCAGATCGTCCACGGTGTCCTGTAGCCCAGCCAGTAAGCGCAGGGCTGCCAGAGTGTCGTGATAGCGGCCGCCGCCACAGCGCCAGTCACAGAGGCGCTTAAAAGGATCGTGGGCAGGAAGACGATGGCACCGCGCAGAGCGCCGACGCACATCATGCCGAAGAAGTCCTGCACGAAAAAGTTTTTGACGTAATAGAACGGGGCGCCCGGCCACCATTTAGTCCAGGGTTGTTCTGCCCAAGTGATCGTGCGGAAGCCGGCATTCTGCGCGAAGGCATGCGGGATCAAGATGGCGATGAACTGCCCGACGAAAACCAATGCGGCGATACCATAGATCGCTGGTGATTGATGCGTCCAGCCGAGGATGGGTTCTGCCCTCGCGAAAAAGAAAGCCCACAGGAGGCGCTCGAAAGTATCACCAATCGCCCACGGATTTCCGTTGCGTTCATAGTGGTACATGAAAACAAAAAGTGCAGTGACGCAGAGCGCGGCGACTATGAACATTTTATACCCTTGTGAAAAAGAAGGAGGCCGGAGCCCCCTTCTTCAATTTCAGATTTAGCCAGCGGCTTTTTCGTCGCCGCTATTATCTTCGTCAGCGCCCTTAAGGTGCTCGTGACCGCCATGCGTGATCGAAGCATGATGAACATGATGACCTTTGATTATCAACTCTTGCACGAAATCTTCGGCCAGCTTGTCAGCATCGCCGGAGCGTTCCGTGTTGTGGTGAGCGCCGGTTCCTTGGACAACTATTGTATAATTACCCATGTGCGTGATCCTTCTGTTGAGGTGAGAGAGCAGGGGTGGGGCTCGATCTTAAGGGGACTTCGCCCCACCCGTGTCCATTCCGGTGACAATGACATTGAGCATCAAACCTGTCAAAGCCGGTTTTACTCCGCGTGCTGCTCTTGGACACGCGGTATTCTCCCCCTTAGTAAGGGATTTCGTCACTCATGTCGGCAGCGCCGCCAGGAGCCATTGGGTTATCCGTTGAGACAGAGCCAACATAACCCTTGAAGGTTTCAGCCGAACTCTTACCGCCGGAAATAGCGACGCCCTTGCCGGTGCTCATGACGCGATTGAGATACGCAGCAACGCCGGGCTTGCCTTCCTTCCCGACGCCTTCATAGGGCACCAGATTGATTTCGGCCAAGACTTCAACGCCTGGGTAGAAACGTCCCTTGGCCGCTTGCTTCGCCATGTCGGTTTCAAGATCGATGATCTTACCGTCGAAATAGGAGAGGCGCGGTTCAAACTTCGAGCGAGCCGCGATGACAACTTTGCCACGCATATAATCGCCGTCGTTCTTACCCTTGGCTTTGCGTTCGTCAGCAAGGCGGTCGCCCGAAGAGAACGGGAAAAAGACTTGCTGGATTTTTACGCCGTCAGTGGTCGTGACGAAAAACGGTTTGTCGGGCCACTTTGTTTTTGCTAACTTGGCCGCCAGTTTCTTGATCGCTTCGAGGTCGGTGCTCGCCGCATCAAAATTCAAGTTGCACGAAAACTTTGGCTCGCCTTTGGGTTTGCCGTTTTCCATAAATGCTTTGGGCTCGAAGAGTTGGGGGAAGGACATCACGACTGGTTGCGTGAGCTGAAACAAGCCTTCATTTTTCGCGTCTGTCATCTGTAGCTCCATACCCTATGCAGGGTGTTTATACGGCAAGATCGCCGTGGTCATACGGTAGAATTACCGTTGCTTCTTTATCCCAGAACAGCCTAGCCAAGTCAAGGGCGTCGGCGGCCGCCAGCGTATTTATTTGTCGAGATACGTTCTTCATAAATACGCTTCTCCTTTGGTTGGGTCACTCGCCAACATGACCGCTTGTTTAAAAGCCCCGCACGCTTCGTCTCTGGCTTCGACGACAGGGAATAGGTTTTGCAACTGCGGGCCTTTTGGTGTGGGCACTACAACAACTTGCGGAGGGCCGCCACGACAAATGCGCCGCGTCATGTCCTGCGGAAAAAGACGCGCGTGAGCGCAGTTGCCACAAGTGTTCATGACTTCTCTTGCAGTGGCAACTCCGCAGATAAATCTTTCGGCACGATATAATCCTGCGGGTTTGAGAGGTAATGGAAATTTTCTTTGAACTTATCCGCGTCACGGTCAAAGATTTCGCCGGTCTCAAGACCCATGTAGACCACGCTCTTACATTGACGCTCAACTGAAAAGCTGTCCATCAATTTCC